GTCGATGCTCCAGCTGCGTCTCCACACCAGTACGCACCGAAAGGTAATGGATCCACGAGCGGATTGTCCCAGACATGTAGAGGCGGGTAGGACTGTTCATGGGCAGGACCTTTCTGGCACACTCCTTGGCCACCCCAAGCTCAAGCAGTCGCTGATACGCAAGCGTTGATTGTTTAATTACATTGGCACAAAGTTGATCTGCCTCAGCAATAGCTTCTAGGTCAAGGTCATCGATGCTGTTTTGCCGGTTGGTCAGGTCCTGTCGCCTCCAATCGGGAATCTCCGGTTTCAATTGAACCTCCGCATACCGCTGCGAGAACTCCTGGAAGGAGAACGACCTATGACGAAGGATCTGTGCCGAGATGTCACGGGTCGTGTTCACCTCAAAGCAGGCGCTGGCCATCTCAAAAGGACTCCAGTGCTTATGCTTAACCAAGTAGTCGATCAACCGTTCTGGGTTGGCATTGGTTTCTTGGTTCGTTGGGTTGGATACCCGAGCACAGTAGGTAATGATGGACTCTGCGTCTGGTGTAATCCAGATGAGCTTTGTTTGAGGCATGTATTGGAGGAAAGATGGAGGAAGGCTATGGCTATTATGACTATTATGGTTGTTATAGTTGTTATTGCTGCTGTTGCTACTGTTGGGGGGACGGTGGGGCTATTATAGCTCAACTATGATTGCGACTCAGTGTCCGAAGAACTGCGACTCTCCTCCGCTCCGCTCCGGAGACTCTTGTTCTGCTGAGTCTAGTCATAGTGTTCAACTATAAATACAATGGACAGTAATGGGGGTTGGGGTGGGGGTCTGCTCCGCGTCAGTCCCCCTTCGGGGGTCTTCCTTGGTCTTCGGGGCGCCGCTGTCGCGGCTTCCTCAGAGGTACCCCCCTCTTTCCCCCCTAGAAGCAAGCACCTTTTTTGGAAATCGGGGTGAATCGTGGTGGATTGGTGGTCTTTTTTGAGTGGGTGTCTCCTTTTTAAATCCAGGAATAAACGTTCCCGTCAACGATGTTTCCCTCCGAAAGGTCCGAAAAGCTCTTTCCGGCAACGAGCATGTCGGTAGCAAGGGTCGGCTGCTCCAGAAAGGCGTCGATCATGGCGTTCCATTCGTGTCGTTTGTTTTGGATATGGGCCTCCTTTGCGGAGATAGCAAGGACATCCTGAAAATGTTTAACCCCAAGGGCAAGTGCGTCAATCCTGTCGTCGTGGCGGACTGCCCCCTTCTCCCGACACATGCGGGTCAGCTGGTACATCAACATCCTGGGAAGGCGCTCTTCGGGTGCCTGCTCTGGGTTGCTGCGGTAGTCCCAATCGATGAGGCGTTGGTCAATGATCAGTCGATGCTGATTAAGGACCGGCTCCAGGGTATCGATGATGCGGTCTTCCTTTCTTGTGGTGGCGCGTGACTCCTCAAACGCCATCCCAACCTTCATTTCTTGGGCGTGTTTCTTCATCAACTCCATCACCGCCCCGTCACCAAAGTTGGATTCGATGAGACACATCTTACTGCCGTATTGGCGGCTGCGTCTAAGGATCTCCCTTAGGGTAGCATCCGAGTACCCATCCTGTGTGGCAAAGATGTCTCGGATGAAGAGGTAGCCGTTGATCTGTGACAGGATGATGGAGACGGTTTCGTCCTTGCCTCTACCGGAGGGGTCCACCGCCGTGATGGTGTCGTTCCAGGGGATGTATTCTGAGACAGCCTTTGGCCTATGCCACCGATCACCAGGAAGGGCAACGGCGGGAAGATCGAGAAGGGTCTCCTTGTCAGAACCCCAGATCACATCCGATGGTCCCTTTTGGGAATCCAGCGGCAGAACCGAAAAGTCCGACAGCTTTAGGGGAAACTTGAGGGCGTCACTCAGGCTGGTTGACAGCATGAACTGGAGCATAAAGTTGCTCCGAGACATTGACTGTTCCCGCTCAAGAAGGTTAATTTCTGAAAAGCGAGTGTCAGTTGGTTTCCAAGCTAAGTGTTCAAGGCCATGCTCTTCAATGTCAGCTTGAAGTTCCTTAGCAAGAATATCTTCATATCCAGTCAGTTCTTTTGGATACCGGGCAGGCCACACCATTGGAACATATCCACGTTCCCTAAGTGAACCATAAATGGTAAAGCAAGATTGAGGCGTCCCAAGAAAGATAATGCGGCTATCTTTTTTGGGTGTCAACACCGATTCAAACTCAGTAACCAGTTGAAGGAGTTTCTCCCTCATCATATCTGTTGCTGAATTTGAGGGAGTTTCAATATCGTCGGCGATCAGAATATCGGCACGAGAACCAGTGAGTTGTCCGGTCACCCCAACGCTTTTTACGGAAGGGCTTTGGGCCGGTTTTGCACCAGCAACATCGAAGGATACTCGTGACCACCGTTGATCATCGTCTTGTGGAGCCAGGTGGTTAAGCCACGCCACGTCAATGATGACCTTTTGACAGAATATCGAGAAGTCATCGGCACGTTGCTTGCTGGCCGACACCACCATAATCTTTTTGTCCCTATCGCAGAACAAGTTCCACAACACAAACGCAGCCGTAACCCAGCTCTTACCCAAACCTCTAAAGCATTGCAACTGTATGCGCTTACCTCCGTATTGGAGATAACGCGCCATTGCCAATTGAGCACGGGTAGGAGTTGGAAGATCTAATGATTTCCAGACCAACTTTAAGAATATACTAAAGTTTTCCTTCAATCTTTGCTCTAAATCTTGTGGCGATTGCTTCGAGTTCTTCAAGGGTTGCATTTGATTTAATAGAATTAGCTTTGTTAGAAATAACCCAAATGTTATCTGGAGTGTAGCCTTTAGATGAATCAATTCTATCTAAAGATGGAGAGTTGTCACAACCTCCCTTGCCTTCGCTACGAAACAAGGGAATTCCAAGCAATGGGCAGTGGGATGGTACGTTTATGTCTGTGTAGTTGATCGTATGCTCAAACCCTTTCTTCCGGGCCCGGCGTTTTGATCTTTCCCACATTTCATGTTCTACCGTTCCATGTTGTCCATGCCTTACGCCTTTTCTACAAACACATCCTTGTTGTTTTCTAGCGTTTGCAAGTAACAATTCAACTTGAGCGTGACAAAAACTGCAATGATACGGATAGTACCACTGAGAAGGTGCATTAATATGGCGCTGTAAATGGGCTCTAAGGTGGCCCGGACCTTGTAATAGTGTCAACATGCCTAAACATATGTGAAAGGGCCCTGTAGGGGCATACAGGACCCGATGGTGGCTATTTACGCTTCTGGCTCTTCCCAGCTTTGGAAAGGGCAATCGCAATGGCCTGCTTTTGGGGACGACCCTCCTTTACCATCTTGGAGATGTTTTTGGAGACCGTCTTCTTTGAAGATCCACGAGAAAGGGGCACGATCACTCGCCCTTCTTCTTGGTATTGTAGCGCTTACCACGCCAGCTGAATTCTTTGGCGCCGGAACTACGAGCAGCCTTGAATGCCTCATTAAAGGACTTCTTGTTGAAAGAGCCTGTGGTGGTCTTTTGGGTGGGACCCTGCTTGGGCTTATAGTCGCCCCGCTTGAGGGCAGCCTTGAGGGTGGAGTCGCCAGTATTGTAGGCCTGAAGACCCGCAGCAGCAGCACCACCACGGCTGGCACCAGCAACAGCGCTGGCAACATTACGGGCAGTACGAGCAGCCTTCAGCGTGCCCTCCATGTTCTTCATGGCGGAACGGGCATTGCGCTTAACCTGAGCATCCTTTACGGCCTGCTTGCCTCGCGCTTCGGCCTTGGCCTGGGCGCTGGAAGACAGGGTGCCAGGTGCCTTGCCTTGTCCAGTCGTTACCTTTGCAGAGCCAGCACCGCTAGGCTTGCCATTAGAGGCAGAGGTAACCTTTGCAGTGCTGGCCTTCATGCGGTTACTGCGCTGTTGAGAGGTGGTAACCTTTGCCTGACTGATAGACTGGCGATTGGCTCGGCCAGGATTCTGACCCGTGGTTGGGGGCTTGCTAGCCGAACGGGTGGAGCGATTTCGAGAAGAAGTAACTTTTGCCATCTTAAGGGATACCTCAGGCGTTGATGGGACCGGTGGTGGTTGCCACGCGGATGGAGAAGCCAGAGCCGGTGCCACCAATGGTAGCCGCTGCGGCGCTCAGGATTTCGCCCACGTCGTAGCCAGAACCGCCGCTGACGAGGGTTACACTGGTGACAGCAGCACCCGACACAACGATGTTTGCGGTTGCGCCAGTACCTGTACCACCCGTCAGGGCCACACCGTTATAGGTGCCGTTGGTGTAAAGCGTACCACCAACAAGGGTGTCAAGGGTCAGGATACGGCCCTGAACCACATCAACGCGGGTCACACGACCGGTCTTGTTTGCGTTGTTCGAGGAAGGGATACGATCAGCCCGACGAACAGTACGGATTGCGGTCTTACAGGCGGCAACAGTACCGTTAACAGCAACGGTTGTAGCCGAGGTAGCGAAGGTAGCGGGAACGGTGGTCGTTGTAGTCACACCACCAGACACGTTAGCAGTGGTGTGCGTCCGGTTCTTGAGTTCGTCCTCGCTCTGACGACCAGGAGCCGTCGAGATGTTGCCGTAGCTGGAACCGCCTGCGGGAAGAGTAGCCATTTGATTTACCTAAAAAGAATTAAGTTAGTACTAACCGGTAGTCCAGGACAGAACCCTGGAGAAGTTTTTGTGGTCAAAGAAGTCTTGACCGACCCACCAAGACAACCAGTGGTTCGAACCTTTAGACTGGTTGCAATTTAGGCAGGCGGGCACAACATTATGAGTAGTGTCGTGACCACCTCGGGCCTTTGGATGGACATGATCGAGCGTTAAGTTTTCAGATGAGCCACAGTAGACACACTGGTTGTTCCAGTGTTCTTTAATGGCTGTTCTCCACATACGCTTAGCTTCGGCTGCGGTCATGGCCTTAAGAAAGTAAAGGTATTCAGAAGGATCTTTGAGAGGCATGAGGCCTACTTCGGTGGTTTACTTCTTTTTCTTAGGGAATCCTGCTTTCATGTTGGCATACGCTTTAGGTGACACCGTGCTTTTGCTTTTTGGGCGACTGGTTCCTGCCTTGCGACGCTTATTGATGTTAGCGTAGAGGCCGGAAGGCTTGGCGTTTCCTTTGTTCATTTGCGGGTACTTTTGCCGTTGTGACCGTTTCTGGCTCGGTTTTTGGATGGCGATTCAAGCACCATGCGGCCATTTTTTGTATGGGAAAGATCGGCACCGCCTTTGCTGGCAATACCACGTCGTCTCCGCTCTGTCCACCGCTCTTCCGAAGCATTTTTAACGGTGGGTTTTTTATTTAGTTTGCGTTGATAGGCAGCTTTTTTGGCTGCTGCCGTTGGATTTGCCGCATAATATTTGGCGGACTTACTTTTTGAGGGCGCCATCTTCTACAAAGACATAATTTTCTAGGCGCTCAAGGCGTTGATTTGCTGCATCAGCTCGATTTACCAGCACATCAACGGACTTAGCAATGTTGTGAAGGGTTAGAAGGTGCCACCCAAACAAACCAAGTGCAGCAGTTGCTATAATATTCCTAATTAAGTCCTGATTGTCATCATCTGATGGCCCGTTCGACATCCTCCATCTCCAATTCAAGTGATTCAAAGAGTGAAGCAAGCGGACTTCCAGTTACCGGAAGGCCAGTAATATTGTTTTTGGATAACCAATCGGCGGCGGCCTTAAGATCTTGGGTGGTGGCAACACCGTTTTTGATGCGATCGATCAATTCGTTGGTGACGAGGCCGTGAAGTTCGTTAAATTGATCTTCAGTGGCTCTATTCATAGGAATACTCGAACAGGATTTTTTGGATTTACCACATAGGCGTCGCACTCCTCAGGCAACTCACCGATGTAGTTGACGTGCCAGCCGCTCAGCAGCACGGGTGGGGTGATTACCTTGCCGGTGTCGGAGTCAAAGGTGCCGCCTGTGTAGATGGGGCCGATGACATCCAAGGCGTGCGTGTGGCTGGCGGTGAGCACCACGGTGTCGCCGTCTTCATTGGTGGTGGTAAGGCCAGCAGCATCAAGGGCAGCCATGCCGGTAGATTCGTCGGGGAAGCGGAGGTAGTGCGTCATTGCGTGATCGCCTGGAGGGTGGAGTTGGGGAGGCGCTGGGGCCAGTAGGTGAGGCGGCGGATGGTGCCTCCAAAGTGATTACCTCCTGAAATAGTACCAATATTCAATGTTGAAGTTGTTGGCAATGTTCCAGAAAGATCTGTCTGCACCGTGCCTCCGTCTATGTTTGCGCCAAAATTATTAACTGCATAAGCATAGGAAATTCGCCTTGATGCAGCAGTGCTCCAAGTTGCGCCAAGTCCAAATACTGCTTGCGCAACGCTGCCTACAATTGCTTGAATAACTGGCTGTAAGTCACTTTGGCGGAATATGCGGTGAGAGTCTCCAGCCGCGCCGTCAATAGAAACAACGCCGCGAGTGAGAGCAGCAGAACCCATATACGAAGAGGCCTCCACAAACACCGTCCCCTCATCCTGCCGATACCAAGAGCTAAAGTTCTCCCCCGTGATGCTGGCAACGTCCGCGTTGCGGGTGGCTGCGGCGGTGGTGGTGGGGATGTAGGAGGTGGGGAAGGCTCCGGCTTCTAGCTGGGCGCCCCAGAGATAAACGCTAGTAGATAGCGAGTTTGCTTCGCCGTTTGGTGCACTGGCTGAACTTACTATATACATGGCTACGGAAGATGTAGCTGCCGTAGGTGTAAAAACCATTGTGCAACGATACCAACCGTTCGGGTAGGCTTGAATTGATGACGTAACAGCTCCGCTTGCTGTGCCTACAACTCCTGTTGCTAAATTAAAGTTAGCAAACGTACCACCAAAAGCAGCAAAAGTGCGAAGCTGTAAAAAATTATTAGTTCCTGCTTTTGCAAAAACGCTGTACGAATAGGGCACCGCTGAAAGAGTCAGCGATTGCGACACGAAATGTGGCGCAGTAGTGCCATCTGCTGTAATAGTGTCCGCAGTTGTAGTCCCATCTGGAGCAATTTGATTGTTTGCTGTAACAGTTCTTGCACCTGCGGCGCTGTTCCAGCTTGCATTATCAAACTCCTCACCCCTCAGCAGCAAATTCGTCCTCTGCTCCTCCACCAGCAGGCCCAGGCTTTCGCCGGTCGTGGGGTTGTGGTCGAAGCGCGGCACGTCAGTGGCTGCGGTCTGCATCGTTCCCGCG